TTTGGTGGACAGTACAACACAAGCGATAATGCGTTTTAGACAGGCAGGTTTTGTAAAACTACCTGATGACTATGAAGAAGATCCATTACCGCAAACAGATAGGGAATACTACTGATGGAAGACGAAGAATACAAAGAATCAGAGATAAGTAAAAAAGTAAAAGAATTAATGGATGACGGCTACGAGTTTGGTGAAGCTGTCAGAGAAGCCTTAAAAGAAGGATTCGCGGACGGCGGATCGATTGGTATCGAAGTTTTATTCAAACCTAAAAGACAAAATTTATTTATGGGCGGACCGGCATTAACTGGTCAACCTTTAGCTATTTATAATTCTATGAAAGCATATCAGTCTTTTACAGACCAAGAGATAGCAGACGCCATCAAACAAGCAGGATATGATTTACCAACTGCAGATTCAGGAACAACTACTCCACCAGATTCAACACCAAATCAAGAAAGCGGAGGCGGCGAAGGTGGATCTGGAAGTATGCCAGCTAGTATGGGCGGTATTGGATATTCTCCAGAACAAAATGTTTTAGATTTTCAAGCTTACCAAGATGAAAAAAATAAGGAAGCAGCGGGTATAGATATTGAAATGGCAGCTCAAAGTATTAGTAAAGCACAGCTAAATGATAAAATTGCTGATCAAATGAGAAAACAAGATCCTAGTTTAAATAA